TTCTGACCAGCTCTACTGGCAGCAGCCTTTATCTCAGCCTCTGTAGAGTCCTTAGTGAGATGAGCGCCTTCCTTCTTGAATTGCTCAATAAAGTTAGCCATACGAGTAAAGTCTTCACGCTTCTCAGCTGCATTCCCTACAGCACCCTTGAAACCATGATATGCTTTACCTAAGCCACCAGAAGGATCAGCTTGTAGTTCTCCCAAAGTGAAACCAGGCTTAGCACCTGCTTCAACGTTGTGACGAAGGATATCGGTACCTGAGAAAGTCCTCTCTCCAACCTTAACAGCTACCTTCTCAGGATCACCATAGACTAGCTTACCTGCTGTAGCGTATCTCTCAGGGTTAGTTACTCCACCAAGTACAAAGTTATTCCAAGCATCCCCAACCAAGTTACGTACATGGTGGCCTGGGTTAGCAGCAGTATTCCAGAACTTCCACTGATTCTGAACCTTGTCAAAGTGCTGAAGGAACTTCTGAACTAAGGCATCACTTCCGTGCATTGCCTCCATAGCTTTGTATGAATCGGCAATGTGTGCAGGGAATAGAGTAGACTTTGGAACGTAGGGAGAATCAACTGACTTGTATCCCAGTTCCTTAAGGTTAGCCCTTCCCTCCTTAGTAGCAAGCAGCTTCTTAATTTCGTTATTTTGTGTATCAACACCGAAGTGCTGAGCTACCTCTTTTGACCACTCAGCCCTAGCAATACCGCCATGAGAAGCACCAATACGCTTCATGAGAATATCGTCAATTGGCAGAACTGGATCAAGCCCAAGTGTCTTAGCATGAGCAAGAGATTCAATAGATCTAGGCATAGTGAAGCCAGGTCTATCTGCCCCAATAGCCTTCAACTTCTTAAGTGCTGCTGCGTCATTCTCGGCAGTCTTGTAATAGTGAGGTACGTAGTTGTCTCGTCTAGCCTCAGCAAACGTGAGGGGTCTACCAGTCTTCTTATCCAAGTGAACGCCAGTAGCTACTTCATGTTGTAGGCGCTCATCTAGAACTCTACGTGCCTCATCTACGTACGAACCAAGATCCTTACCGTTCTCTGCCTTGACTCCGTGAAGAGAGCTAGCAGCTACTTCTTTAGTAATAGGATTTGTAACTGGACCTGCTTCAGCAGCATGTGTAATTAGCTCAAGCTCATGAGGCTTCAAGTCTTTGAATGCAGACTTAACTGCCTTCATATCTTGTTCTGCTTTAGCGATACCCCTAAGCTGAGACTCACGCTTAATTACGTTAGTCATTTCAGGGAATTTGAAAGAAGTGCGGAAAGCCTCGTTAGCTAGTGCCCCAGCCTTAGTGCCCGCAACAGCTTTCCCTGCATTAGCTACAGCTGAGTAAGCCTTCTCAGATTGAGCTACAGGCTTTCCAAACATCTTGAGAACTACCTTACCAGGAGCGTCAGTCTTAGCCCCAGCGTAAGCTGCTTCTCCAGCCTTAAGAGCTTCAGGGTACGCTGCCCGTCTTGCAGCCTGCTCTCCCTTGCCTACAGCTTTAGCAATGTTCTTTTCCTTAGTAGCTACGTCTACACCCTTAGCTGCAAGTCCAGCCTCTTGGGCACCCCTAACTGCCTGACCAGCTTCTGCAATAGCCTTGACAGTCTCTGGCTTAGCGAAGTGTTCAGCCATAGCTGATAGTTTAGCAGCTTTAGCTAGACCCTCCCCCCCAGCCTTGACTACTTCACCGCCTACGTAAGTAAGTGGATCTGTAGCTATATCACCAACTAAGCTAAGACCTGCCTTCAGAGCCTTGTTCTTATTGATTCCTGCTAATGCACCGCTGTGTACTGCACCACGCTCAATGATAGTACCAACATCAGTCTTAGACTTACCAGCAAGTCCTGAGGCTATACCACTGAGTACATTCCCTACACCTTTGCCTTCAGTCAATCTGGCAATAGGTTCATCAATTGCATACATAGGTCTACTAAGAACATCGCTAATACGTGACAATATAGAGGGTCCACCCTTCTTAATGGACCCACCTTGAGCCTGTACCTTAGCTGCCATTGCGCCAGTCTGTGCTTTAGTCTTAGCAACAGACATTCTGGCAATAGCATCCTGCACAGCTTGACTAGGCATTTACTTAACCTTTGCGCCAATTTGCTTAGCACTACCTACATTCTGGTACCTGAGCTTAAGAGCTTCCAGCAAAGTACTAAGAGGAACCTGATAACTCTTATCTCCATAAGAACTGCCACCAGACTTGAACTTACTGAGGTCTACCTTATCACCCTTAGTAAGGCCCTGAGCCTGCTGAACCAGGTATGTGTATGGACTAACATTTAGTGACCCGGCTACAGGAGCGTTCTGGTTGATGAAGTTTAAAATACCAGCATACTGAGTTCCACTGAGAGATTTGGCATTTACTCTCTGGTCATTAATGAAGTCCATCAAGTCCTGAGTACCTGTAGCGTCATCCTTGTACGTCAGGGTAGAGTCCAAACCAGCTTGATTCTTTTGAATAGTTTGACCCTTGATGATGTTGTCAAGAGAGTTAGGACTGTTAGTTGCATCAAGCTTCTGCTGCGCAATATCCAAGTTAGAGGCTTGAATGTAATGCGCAAAGGCGTCGTTAGCAGCCTGCCTGTCAGCAGCGTTTCTTGCAGTAGTAGCCTGAGTAAGTAGAGTTCTGAATGCAGGGCCCTCAGTCTGAGCTAAGTCAGAGAACTTTTGAAGCTGAGTTGCAATTGACTGGTTGGTAGTCGTCTGCAACTGACCAATCACTTTCAATACCTGAGTAGCTACATCAGCCCTTTTCTGAGCGTAATTCTGTACGGAGTCTCCTACAGCTTTCTGGGCAATACCCTGTAGGGCAGTTCCTAGACCGCCAATATTGGCTAGTGATCCAGCTTTGCCAGTAGCAATTCTACTCTGCTGGGTCGCTTGATTAGCCATTAATCTGGAAATAGGATCGTTGCCATACGCATCAGCCTTAAGAGCCTGAGTCTGTCCAAGGGCTCCAGCACTGCCTCTGATACGATCCATAATACTTTGACTAGATTGGTTTACAGTATTGGCAGCCTCATCATAGGCAGAGCCAATATTTTGGGTGCCTTTAGAGAAGATATCCCCAATAGCACCAACGCCACCCTGTAGCTTTTGAGCTACCTGATTTCCAATATCAGAAATCTTCTGGTCAGCTACTTGACCATAGTGTTGCTGAGTTTGGATATCAGTACCAAGAACTTGGTTAAGCTGATTGATGGTGTTAGTAATACTGCTCTCTTGTGGCGCATATGTCGTCGCCATCTGATCTCTGGCAGACTGCACATCCACAGGATTAGCTCCAGCAGGTGCAGCAATACTCTGATAAATTGATGGAAGATTAACAGGATCGGCCATACGTCACCTACCTAGTGGAGTGCCACTAATCCCAAATTGAGGATTGTAGCCGTTGGTTGCGATCCTGTTATTGATACCCTGCGCTAATTGCTGTGTAGATTGACCTGGTCCAGTAATAGCCATTTTAGGTCCACCGGCAGCTGGCTTCATTTTAGCCTGTGCTGCCAAATTCAGGTTCTGCCAAATCTCACCATTCAAATCAGCAGTAGCAGGAAGGCCTACGGACTGCTTCCACCTAGCCAAAGCTTGTTGAGTCTTGATACCCATAATCCCATCAACAGGTCCAGGATCAAAACCCAAAGTTTGAAGAAGTGATTGCATAAGTTTAGGATCTGCTCCAACATCTACAGCCTGCTGCTGAGGCGTCTTTGCAGCAGGAGGTGGTGCAGTCTGCAAAGCCTTCTGAATCACTGTGGAAGGGTTAGTAGGGGGCAAAGCCATTTGACCTGTAGGTGTAGCTTGAGGCTGAACTAGTGAAGTAAGAGTAGTAGACAAGGTATTCAGCCATTGACGGTTGGTGTCTGCTGTAGTCTTAGCAGTCAATGCTGCTGCTTCATCTGCTGCCGCAGTAGTCTGCCTTGTAGTCTCTCTAGTGCCTCTATCAATTTCAGCTTGAGATAGCTGATTCTGATACGCAGTCTGCTTGTCAGCAAAATCTCTCTGAATATCTTCTAGAGTTCTTACTTTACCTTGCCTAAGACTACCAAGCTGAGTTTGATAATCTTCGCCAATTCTACCCTGTTCAGATATATTAATGCCAGAATATCCAATACCCTGATTAGCTAACCTGTTCTGCAAGTTAGACAAATTCTGAGTATTAGCCTTGGAAGCAGTCCCTACAGCTGTATTGTAGTCCTCACCTGCCCTCTGAGTTTGAAGATCACTTGAAGACTGAAGTCCAGCTAATCCTGCATTAATTTGATTCTTGGTAGCTTCGTACTGAGGATCAAATGCCATTGGAGCAGGTGAAGCCGGTGCTGCCGGAGCAGCTGGCAAACTAGCAGTAATACCAGCATTAATCTGATCTAGAGTACTGGGAGTGGGGTTATTAGCACCAAGAGTCGGCAAGCCTTTAACAGCAGCAGGAGCCTGAGTAGCTACAGCATTGGCTCCAGCCTTAGCTGCTGGCAATAGTGCAGTCAGATTCATTATCTACCTCTTTGAAGTTTCCTCTGTGCTGCTGCCTGAAAAGCCATCTGTGCTGACTTATTCTGCATTGATGCTGTTGCCTGCTGCAATTCAGGACTAGGGGCTTGTGGCGTAATTGACTGCTGCAATCCCTGTAGAGCCTGAGGCATGGGAGGAGGAGCCTGTGGAACCGGTGCGCCACCTGTTTGAGCCATAACAGCCTGCACAGCTTGAGGACTCACAGCAGTAGGGGGGCGACCCATATTAGGCCCACCAGGACCAGACTGTGCGTTATTCCCAGCTGGATACATATTTTTGCCACGAGCCATCATTCCTACAGGGCCTCTTGAATCCTTCAAGCCTTGCAGTCTATTTGCTACTTCTTCCATTGGATCGACTGCCATTGTACGCCCCTAAATGCTCCCTAGAGCAATAGTACTCTATATGAGTAGTCTCATCTTCTAAATTCTCTTGTAGTATAGCCCACCCTATAGGAAGCAATGGACTCTCACTCTTCTTAATCTTCCTACAATAATCACATTTAAATTCATGAATTATTTTATAAGTCATGTCTTTATATACCAGTTCAATACTCTATATGGAGGTAGTGTTGCTATAGCGGTGTTAGCAAACCCACCATCAGTCGTGTTGCCACTATCACCATTGATGCCGTGAGAGTGAGACAGGTTTGGGGCGTCAGTGCCTGGAGTCTCGAAGGTGTTTGCTACACCAACGGAATCCGTTCCCGGACCGGCTGTACCGGTAAAAGAGATGGCACCGTTCGGACGCCCAGCTATTTGACCTGGCGTATTGTCATGGATGTGACCGCCAGTACTTGTCTGAACCACACTCCCTACAGTGTGGGCATGGAAGCCAGTACCACCACCGTGGTTATGGCTATTTACAGTATGACCATGAGTACCTAGACCACCCCCGGAGATAGCACCACCATGGGTATGACCGTTCAGACCATGAGTGTGGACAGGGAGGTTGCCAGAACCAACTGTAATACTCTTAACTCCACCAGTCTGCCCAAGTGTAGCAAACTCAGTAGTTCCATCTCGACCTACTAAAAATCTTCCACGATAGTCTGGTAGAGTTGTACCACCAATATATGAAGCTAGACCTGGGTAAGCAGTACCAGAAAAAGCACTACCATCTGCTAGCAAATAACCTGCCGGAGCCGTAGCAGTTGCTAATCCAATAAGAGTACCAGTAGGGTTAGTAGCATCCTTCAACATATTAATGTAGTCTTGAATTTTCTGAAGATTAATTTGGACTGAATCTCTCAGTATAAAAAAATCCTCAGAGGTGGTTAATGGTTCAAGACTAAGATAGGGCATTACGGAGTTCCAGAGGCAGAGATGTGAGTCTTGATGGTGAAGTGGAATTCTCCACGATAGAATTCAAAAGGACTAGTGGCGGTATGATCACATTTCAACTGAAACAGTCTACAACGTCCTGGCCCAGGAATCTTATATGCTTTACGCAAAGAACTATTGAAGCCAGGGAAATAAGCAGCCTGAATACTACCATCTCCAATAGAGTTAAACTGTGGACTAGCATAAGCGAGATACTCCAAGCTTGCCCATTTGACTCGCCAATACCAGTCAATGAAGCTAGCTATTTCCTTAGATCTAAAGGAGGAGAAATATCCTGAACCTGTTCCAGGAGAACCCCACTGGAATCCATCAGCAAAGCTATTTACTCCAACACCTATGCCAGTGTTATACCCAGCCTTAGTTGTATAGCTCTCTGGAGTTCCATAAATAGTAGTTCCAACTATAGCAATTAATGACTGTGTAGCAAATCCTTCATATGGAAGCTGAACATAAAAGTCATCAAAAGGACCACTAGCTCCACCAAAAAATCCCCAACTTGACCAAGCCCCAGTTATCAAATTATATACATAGCAGTACCCACCGTTAACAGTACTGGCAAGCATTATCAAGCTGTTATTCCAGCGAGTTAAACGCCAAGCAGAGCTACCAACAGTGATATTGCTATATATAACATTTCCCTGATCCCAGATCTTATTACTTAGATTAGTAAAACTAGAACCATTAGTCTTAATCAATCCCTGATCTGACATGAAATAAATTTCATTATTCCATGTCACTACAGATGTGTTTCCACCATAAAATGAACGTGGAGTACCTAGGTTGTTAACAACCCTACGAAGTACCCAATCTGCCGGAGTAACTCCCTGAACGTACAGAGTCCAAACTGAATGCTGTTTAAAAATAAACAGCAAATCTCCCATAGAAATTAAGGCAGTAATTCTGTCAGAATCGTCTACCCCTACATCTATCGAACTAGCTACTTGCCAAGTATCAGGAGCATTAGGATCAGAGAAATATAAACGAGATGGGTTAATAGCAAATCCAGCAGCCCACAATCTACTCTTATGGAATACACCACAAGAGGTTGGATTTGAATTTGCTAGAACTGCACCTAAAGTGGTGGCAGTTAGAAATCTATGAATTCCAACGTTAGTTCCAGCATACATTACACCGTTGATGTACTGCACCCAGTAAATTGAAGTAACACCAGCACCTGTTATAGCAGTTGCCGTAGTCGCCCCATATACCCAAGAGAATGGACCACTACCAGACAGAACAAAAGAAGTATTTACGTAGTCAAATCCAATAACACTTAAAGGACTAGTTCCAATAGCAGACGGGTTGAACTTAAAAAAACCTGGACGCTTGATTAAGTCACCATTACTGCTAAAATAGTAATTACTGCATACAGTTAATTCATTATCTGCAATCTCAGTTGGCGGTGCTTGAGTATTTAGCCCCCCACTGAATCGCAGCTCTCTTTGAGTATATCGTAAAGTTCTTACATTGGGCGGCATCAGCCATCACCAGCACAGAGTTGCACAGCAGGATAGCTCTCAGATTCCTCAACCTGAGAGTCATAAATAGTCTTAAGCAGTCTCGTATCATAATCCTGCTTAGCTTGCTGTGCAGCACCCCACTCTTGATCTTGCTCCCAGGCGTGCCACAAGCAGAATCGTACAAGATCTTCATGGAACATTGTAGGGATCTCAGGAGTGTTACCCGGAGCCGTTAGAGTAGCTGCATACCTAACGTACCATACCACTAACCCGCCAGTAACACTAGCAGGGGGAACTGGGTAAAGATTGAATTTACGCTGCCAATGAAAGTAATACAAAGTACTGCTCTGCATAGGTGCTGAGAGACGGTCAGGAAACAGCATATCAATACTAGATAGAGTCAACCTAACCATCTTGATACCATTGACCATCAATCGCTGCTCTTTAATAAAGTCAGCAGGGTATGCGTATTGATCTGTTCCTGCAACGAGGTTAGCAGTGTAAGGAGCTTCAAGACACTCAGATTTACGACAAATATCCATCTGCCCATTGTTGATCCAATCAAGGATCATTGCATCAGTAATCTGAGCTTGAGCAGTATCCCCAAAGATATTTTTAACCTGAGTTTGAATCTCACTAACTAACATCTTCGACCTTCCAACTAGGCTTAGGATCGTCGTCCACAGTTACTAGCTTCTCACCATCTTTGAAAGTATACCGCCCCTTGGGTGACTTAAGAATGTGGGTGGTGAGATCATTTGCCTCTCCCATCCTCTCTTGGAAGCGTCTCCCTTCCCTTTGACGCAGACTAGCATTATGCTTATCCACAGTAGACAGAACGTCAACCATATGACAATCTGCCATCCTAATGCGTTCCAGAACCCTTTCATCGAGCTTCCAGGCATAGAAGATCACTCTCCATTCGCCGTCATTGCAACGCTCAATAACTCTATACGGAGCATCTCCCATTGCAGCAGCACGTTCTAAGTATTGTACTTTAAGATTGGGGTCATACTCATAGATCTTTTGTACAACGTTTAGAACGTCTTGCTCCACAAAAGTGCTGTCATCCAACTTCACCATAGTATCTGGAGTGTGAAGCTCGTCCCAGGTCATTACTTCTCTCCTTGAAAAAGCCCTACAGGGAGTCAGTCCGAGAAGGGGGTATAGAGAACTGACTCCCTGTAGGGGAATTAACTAGCCTTCGATAATGTCGTTCAGGCTACCATGAGCGTTACGCTGATTAGTACCAACTTCGTAGTAGGACTTGATCAGACCCTCCCAAGCATCGAAGTCATGGACCCACTTAAGGACAGTTCCGTCCTTGTCAGCCCAGTGCCACGGCTTGCTACGGAAGATTTTAATCTTAGGTTCAGTAACGAAACGAGCCTTGTTCGGAGGAGCATCCACGTCTTCAACCAGCGGAATTTCCTTGGCACCGTAGTTAAACGGAAGGCCCTGGAAACCACCAGCATATTCCTTAGTGTCAGTGTAACGCCGCTGCTGAGTAAGCAGGTTGAAGTAAGCACGACGAACACCAAGACTAGTGAAGATAGCAGTAGGACGCTGTCCACTCTTAGTTCTAATACCATCACAAAGCTCAATCATAATGCCTTCTGCAAGCGCCCGAAGAGTACCAGCACCAGCAGGGTTGTTACGAATAACAGCCTTCCACTTCGGCTGAGCCGCTACAGTCACACCATGAAGTGTAATAGTATCGGAAATAATGTTACCGAAACCAGAAGGCTCACGAAGAGTACCACCAACAAAGTTACCTTCACGGTAGATACCATCCGTGGACGAAGCTGTAGCATCAGCACCATCGTAGGTAACAACTAGAGTAGTTTCGTTGATGGCAGTAATCAAACGAGCCAATGCAATGGTTGCACCATTGGAACGCGTA